ACAACGTAGCCTAACCATCCCGCCTAGCGCGGGCACGGTCATGGAGCCACACAATGCTAAATCCGACACGCTTGCTCGATGAAATCTTTGACGCCTCAACCATGCCGGACGATCCGCTGGCCGTGGCCCTGGCGAAGCAGTACGACTTTGCGTGCTCTGTTCACGATGAGTGGCGTAAGTTTGAGTCCGCGCATTGGCTTGCGCAGGCCAAAGAGTTTTCACGGTTGCACACGAACTGAGGAGGTCTTGAATGTACCCATTGCAATGGCAGGATTATGCGTGGATTGGTGGATTTTTGGTTGTTGTTTTGGCGTTGTTCCTGTATTGGCGCGAAAAAGTCCGCCGTTGGATTGAGGAAGACCGACTGGAACGCGAGCGGCGGCACCAGCAAGAGGCATTTGCCATCGCCTACGCGCCAACGCCCATCGTTGCCGCTCCAGAGGCACGGCACCCCCTTGATGCCGTGCCATATCCCCTCACGCCTTCAGATCGTCATCATGAGCCAGAACCTGAAGCACCGCTTCCCCCACTCTCATCAAGCGATCTTCGATCACCTGGTAGGTCGAGCCCATCTCTGAGGCGCGCTTTATAGGGGTTGGAAGGTCAACCAGGTACGCCTCGGCGGCGTCGTGCAGAAGACCCCAAAGCGCATTTTCCGAGTTGCAGACGTTCGACGTGTGCCAGGAGTGCGTAGCCACCGAATAGAAACTCTTGCAGTGGCCGGCGAACCGGCACTGCTGAGACAAGGCATGCGCGATGTCGACGATATCAATCTCGTCAGCACGCGGATCAATTGGCCAAAACTGGCGGCCCGTGTAGGTCTGCATCCAGTCTCCCTTACGTTTCATTGATTTACCTCCGGGAACTGTTTCCACTCGCGGCCATCCAGCAGCGAGCCAGCAGCTTTCTTGCCGCACTTTAGATATTTCTGATCATCAAACTCAACAACGTGTAGACCTACGCTGTCATCGGTCACCGGCAGATACTCGCCCCACGACTTGAAGAAGAAAGGCATGCCAGCGGCTTGGCACTGATCGCGCAGGCTCCGCGCCCAGTCCGGATGCATCGGCCTCGCTCCGGGTCCGCTCTCGCCGCCGCAGATCGCCCAATCGAGCTTTGGCCCCTTCATGCCCGAGCCGCCAACCGTGCAGAAAGTTCCTCCGCACACGTCAACATAAGCGGGACCGCCGCTGCCTCGCGTCTCCCACTTGATCGATGTGAGCTTCACCGGCCCGAGAAGCGGCTCGCAACTCACGAACATCACCGCCGCCGGCGTCTGCAACAAAAGCGGAATGCGCTCATCCGCTGCCGCCTGGTTCTCCACGCTCACGCCCAGCCAGACGTTTGGAAGTGGCCACTTCCATCCCTCAACCGCTGCGCCAAGGGATACTGTAGATGTTTTAGTGTCTGTTATCGCATCGCAAAGTGAAAGAATTGCATCGACACGACGGCGCTCCGGGTGAGTGATCCACTCCGTGAGATACGCCAGCATCCGCTCCGGCTGTTTGGTGAGCACCTGGAAGATATGTTGCGGGCATAGCGCCATCACCGCGAAGATGCGGTCGCGCATTTCATCTGTTATGTTTTTGTGAAACAGGTCACTCATCGAGTTCACGAAGATGTGGCGCCGCCGCCCTCTCAAATTTCCGCCAAGAACGCCATATTCCTCATCTACAGACCCCCACTTTAGCGGATCCAGCAGATGTTTCTCGACTAGCTCAACCTTGCCGGTCCAGTGTCCGTCTTTGGTCAACCCCTCATATGGCTGGCCTTGGCCAGAGAACCGCGCAGCCATCCGCTCCGCGTAGCAATTCCTGCAACCCTCGCTCACCCGGCTGCATCCGCGCAGAGGGTTCCAGGTACTGTCCGTCCAGTCGATCTTCGTCTTTTCTCCCATAATCCCTCCGAGACGGGTATTACTGTCTGAAAGATCATATAAATACCCGTAGTAGTAGTAGTTCCCTGTGGAAAAGTGGATAAATCAACCAACAAGTTTTGTTTCTATGAGTTGCAAACACTCATCCTGTGGATATTTCTGTGGATCGTTTTGTGGATAATTGCAAAAACCGGTTGAAATCTTTAGTTTCCGCCGTAGTTTTGCACATTTTCCACAGCCTTATTTTTAACCCCTGTGGAAAATATGCAAAAGTGTGAACCAATACAAACAACCTCAATGATTGGAAGTCGTTAAATCGTCCCTACTTTTCATAACTCCTTCATCTGGAACAATTCGCGCCGCTGCATCGATGGTCCGCAAAACCCCGAGCGCGTGCTCGTAACGAACCCGCATTTCGGTGGTCATATGCCAGCCGTTTTTCTCTCGCGACGGCTTGAGATTGTCTTCCAAGTCGGCAATCTTGATGATCCGGGCTGGAGCCGCGTGGCTCAGACCGTCGATGTACTCGCTGTAGCTCTGGCCTTTAGATCGGGTAAGAATTCTGACAAGAGAAAGAAGGCCTTCTCCAAAATATGATCGAATAGCCCCTGTGGTTGTTGCAAGCACGAGCGGGTCGGCGTCCTCGAGCGTGTCGTGGAGCAAAGCCGCGGCGCGCAGGAATGGTGACGGCATACGCTGAGCGACCCGGATTGGATGCAGGATATACGGTTCTCCCGCCTTGTCCTTCTGACCGTTGTGGACCTGAAGGGCAAGCGAAAGCGCGGTGTCAAAGTCGAATTTCTCGCGTGGATCAAAAATCAAAGCATACCTCCTCTAAAACGTGGTGTTGACGGTTAATGCGGATTCCGGCTTCTCTCATCATCCGCGTGATCGTGTTGCGGTGGACGCCCATCAAGTGCGCGGCGTGTTCGCAGTTCAGTTTGCTCTCCACCAGCGCCACAATCAAAAGTTCACGGCGCCAGGCGTATTCCAGATCGTCCAGAGAAAGACCCATATCGAATCCGGTGCGCGCTAAGTTGCGCAGGCGTCCATTGAGACTCACCGTGGCTGCAAGTTTTGTGTCAATCATGGTCGGCATTGGTCAGGCCATCCAGAGCTGTCATGCGATCGTGGCGCACATCGCTGTAGCTCTTCCATCCCGCCTCGGTAAACTCGCGGCTGTAGACCTCGCCGCGAGGCTTGATGGGATTCCAGTGTTCGTCGCAGAAGAGAAGGTAGTGCCACACGTCGAACTTCTTTCCGTGGTCGGTCACAGGCGGCTCGCACCAGAGTAGCTTCTTCTGCGCGCCAAAGAAACAGTCAAGCCACTTTTCAGTGGTCTTCGCGTCCTTCGGCAGACACTGGCGCAGACCGCCATAGTGCTCAGACTCAAAATTCGTTTCGTGAAAACTCAAGCTCAGATGCCGACAGCGGTCATAGTCAGGGTTCTTCCACCAGCCGGACGTGTGCATCCCCTCGTCGCGGCTGAAGAGCAACAGTGTTCCGGTCGGCGCGTGAAAGCCGCGAGCAAAGGTCTTATAGCTACATCCTCTGGGCGCTGCCGCTCGTGTGGCAAACATCGGCTTGCCGTCGAAGAGGATCAGTGTGGTGGCCACGGCCTGCATCAGCCAGGTCCCGTCAAAGTAGATGCACGGGCCACCGTCACCCATCACCATCAGTTGTAGATTCTTGTTCAACGCCTCCCCCGCTTTCTCTTTGTCTGGCAGATCTCGGTGATCTTGATGCCGTGAATCCACAGCATCAACTTGCGCTTGATGACGTATTCCTTGGTGCGGTGGCCCTTGGTGTCCTCAACCACCAGCTTCTTCGGTATTCGACCGCCGCCTCGAAGTTCATCGTCATCGCAAAAGCACTTCAGATAAACAAAATCGGCGATATATACCACGGGGCGTTCGCCGTCTTGCTTTGGAACTAGCTCGAACGTCACCTGCTCGCGCAGATCTTTGATCAAGCCGGCGCGCTCCCAGGTGTGCAGCTCGATGGATCGGTCATCCTCAGCCTTGGATGCGTGGCCGCCAGTGGGTCGTGAGTGCATCTTGGCGCCAGAGCCGCCGGTGCAGGCACGACACTTGGGGCGCTTTCGCTTGAGTTGCGCTGGGGCGAAATCGCTGGCCATCTTGATGTCTCCGCACTCCAGACAAAGAACCTTCTGTTCGTCTGGAGCGGGCAATGGATCAAAAGTCATCTTTCGTCCGATAGCGCCTGGCGGCAGTGGCGGCAAGTCAAGTTCCATCCCGGTCGCCGTGTTGTTTTTCATATCAAAGACTAAACCTTCGAGCGAAAACCCTAAAGAGGACGATGGAGTCGCAGTCCCATGTGTGAAATCCGGTTGCTGATGAATTTTTGAGCCTTCAAGCTTCCCCATACCAGCCACTCCCATCCTTCCAACCAAAGCGGAGCGCAGAGCCAAACCCAGCGCCTTCTTGTTGTGCCACATTCAGAGCAGTGCCAGCTTTTCCATTCAGATCCAAGTTGGAACATCTCGTCAGGCGGAATTTTATGTTCGTTGGCGCACATCAGAACCCGCTTGCGACCGTTCAGGCCGGGGTGGCGTCGGTGGCGCGTGTAGTCTGGCGTCAGGTTCTCCGGGCGGGTGACCGTGCTCATTTGCTCACATTATCTAGGTCGTAAACCCAGCGCCACGGCTTGTCGTCGCCGTATTTATCATGCCAGAAACGCATAAACTCACCTCTGGCGAGAATGATTCCTGCGCCTAACATCCTAGCCATCTCTTTGATGTGTGGAGCGGAATCGCTGATCTGAATATCGGCTACGTCCTTTTCGGAGAACTTTATAGGTTCAAACCCTTCCGCAATCGCGTCCTCTTCGCTGATCTCCGGCCCACGCTCTACCCGTATGCCGGTGACTCGCTTGCGTGTGCGGGACGCCCATGGTGGCATAAAAAAGGGAGATGCCCAATTCCCCGGTTTTAGACAAACCTTCGGAAGAGCATAATCGGCTGGAACTTCCGGGATTTCCATAGTTCTCTCGGTCCCGTCTGCTGCATAAACGATGTGCATGGATTCGTAGCACCATGTGCCTGTCCACGTTTCCTTGACGTAGAAGATGTCGCCGACCTGCACCGGGCAAACGCTGTGATATTTCCAGCAAGGAAAATCTACATCTTTTTCCGCACACCAAAGGCAGATGTTACCGTGAATCTTTGGATACGGAAACATCTTCTCTAATCCCTTTGGCGGTTGAGCCTTCATCGGCCTTCTATCCTGCGTCTGCCGTCCCTCATGCAGGGCCAGCGCCACGCTTGCAGTGCATAACAATCCTCGCTCTTTCATCCCTGCTCCTTGTAGAAGTTTCCCTTTAACCAATTGAACTGAAAGTCCCAAAGAAAAAACATTGCCTCGAAGATGAATCCCGTCTTGTCAAAGGCGATGTTTATTCCAAAGCAATACTTGAAGCTGTCTTCGTCCGCAACGCGCCAAATTAACTCAGGTTTCATCCCTGCTCCTTCCATCCCCTACACCGCTCCGCATGCAGGGCCAGCGCCACGCTTGACGTGCATAACAATCCGTGTTCCTTCACTGCTTCCACCTCACTGGCACCAGCTCTGCGAGTGCCTTCTGTTCGCGCGTTCAGACATTACTATTCTCCTGTTTTTCCCAGTTCTCCAGGCTCTCCGTAACCGCCAAGTTGACCAGACCGGACCGGCTGAGGCCGCGCTTGCGGGCTCGGGTGTCGATTCTGATCAGGATGTCTGCCGCAAAACTCACACAGACTGTCTTCTTAACAGAGCGGTGCGGGGCCTTGCGGAATTTTTTCGATGAGCTATCCAGGTCGATGTTCACAAACCAACCGTAGCTGTTTTTGAATAAGAAGTCAAGAAAAATAATCATTTCTATATTTTTCTTATTGACATTTTATGTTTTTCGGTTACTCTAAGGTCAGTTCAGGAGGTTCGCCATGAACGCCGTTGCCGAGCAAATGTCGCTGTTCACCGTCCCGCAGGTTGGGCGTGTGGCTGCTGCGCCGGAGCCTGAGCGTCAGGTAACCTTCGCAGAGATGGCTTACACTTGGGTCCAGAAGCGCAAGGGAGCGCGTGGGGGTGAGAGAGTCTGCCAGCACTGCCACCGGCCCGAGTCGGACCTTGGCAACCTGAGCGACGGCGAGCCATGTGTGATTGATGAGGTGACCGGCTACTGCTCGGCGCCGCATTGCCTGGCTGCTGCCGCACGCACCTTCAAGGGGAAACTGGATATTGGGGGACGGCGTGCTGCTAGTTTGTGACGAGGTCAAGCCTCTTGAACCGCTCAGAGCCTGTGGATTACATTGCTCGGCTGACGCGATATATTGTCAGCAGTGCGTCGAAAGTCCTTCTTGGGCTGTGATTGTGCAGTTGCTTGACGACGAGCGGCTGCCTGAAGGAAGCTTCCCGTTGGTTGATGACGGTCTGGAGATTCTGTAGGTGAAAACTCTTCTGAAAATATGGAATATAACTCAATGCCTGCTCGGAAATCATAAGTGGGTTTGGGGGCGCGCCACCAAAGACCAGGGGTATTTTGTGAAGCAGAACGTAATATGCTTCAGATGCGGCTGCTTTGGGTTCGCTGATCTTCGGCAACTCAGCGGACTGCATTATGATTTGATCGCTGAAAAGACAGGCTTAACTGCCAAGAAGGTAAGGAGGAAACATTGAAGAGTACCATCAACTATGAGCCGCGCGGTGACAGAGTAGTCGTCCGCCGGTTGGAACGTCCGGCGCCAAAGCCGGGCGAGGTCATTGTTCCGGGATCAATGCAAAAACAGCTTGACGAGGGTATCGTCGTGGCTGTCGGGCCTGGGCTGCGCAACCGGCTGACGTGGCAGATTGATCCGGTGGATATTGAACCGGGTGACCATGTTTGCTTTGGTGACTTTGCTGGATCTGAAATCGAAGTCGACGGTGAGAAGTTTCTTTCGATGCGCGATGAAGAGATCCATGGGCGTAGGCCGATCGGACCTCCGAAAGTTCCGCTTCCAATGGCGCTCATGTAATTAAGTTTGCGCGGGCAACCGTTCTGTAAAGTCTGGACGCTTCGGCGGGTTCTGTGGACGATTAAGGACTACGGACCCGCGCAATTCAGTAACCAAGTTTGCGCGGCTGCTCAAAATATCGAGGTCGCCGTCAACACGATGCGGGGTACAGAGTCATCATGTCCGCCTGCCGCGCAATTCATTGACCACCTCAATCACAGGAGAAAAACATGAAGCACATCTCACTTGTTGCACTTCTGGTTCTCGGCACGGCAATGGCCAGCGCTCAGATTCAGACCAACGTCAAACATGCGCTTGTAGCACCGGCCACAGAAAAACCCAGCCATCCCGCCGGAGTTGTTAAGCCAGCTTTGCCGCCAAGCGAAAAAACTGCGGCACCTGTTGTGCCGGATGCGCTCAAGTACCGCCTCCTGAAGGCTAAGGCTGCAGCGGCCGATGCCCAGCTCGAACTTGAGCACTCAAAGGTGTACAGGGATTTTTACGGATCTGCGGAGTTGCAAAAGTCGCAGGCGCTGGGAAATGCCTTCTCTCTGATCGTTCAGGAGCTGCAGGAGATCTGCGGAGTTGAGTATCAGATCAGCATGAGCGCCCAGGGTGACCCGGAATGTGTTGCCCGGCCCAAAGCGCCCACGCCGCAGAAGAGGTAGCGTTGTCGTCAGCACCAAACAAATTAAATTTGAAAGGCATGTATGTCCAAACAAACACTTTCTGGAGACAAGGCGCGCGCGGCACTCTTGCGCGGCGTCGATTCCGTTGTTGACCCCGTGAAGGTCACTCTCGGCCCACGTGGGCGCAACGTTATGTTGGACCGTCCAGGGCAGCCCCTGGCCACCCGCGACGGCGTAACCGTGGCGAAGGAAGTATCAGACCTTCCCGACCCGTTTGAGAACATGGGCGCGGCCTATGCGCGTGAGGTTGCCGACGCTGCGGTGACTGAGGCCGGGGACGGTACAACCACCGCCTCTGTAATCCTTCAGGCAATCGTCACCGAGGGCATGAAGCTGGTTTCCGCCGGGGCTGAGCCGCTACTGCTGGCTGACGGTATCCAGGTGGCGGCGGACGTTTGCGCTGCGACCATCAAAAGGTTAGCCATCAAAGCCACGCCGGAGCTGGTCAAGCAGGTTGCCATCATCTCCACCCACGGGGACGTGGAGCTAGGTTCACTGATCGCCGAGGCTACGCTGAAGGTCGGTGAACGTGGCGTGGTGGAGCTGAACGAAAGCCGTGACCACACAACCACCGTCGAATACCTCGAGGGATTCTACTTCGAGCGGGGATGGCGGGGCGCGAACGGGGCGAATCAGTTTTTTGTGAACGACCTCACCAGCCAGCGGTGCGTGCTGGACAACCCGTACATCCTTCTTTCCGAGCGCGTTATCGTCGGCGGGCAGAATATCGCAGGCGATCACATTTTCAAGATTCTTCAGGCGTGCATCATAGCCCGGAGGCCTCTGCTGATTGTGGCCGAGGATTTGACGGGTGACGCCCTGAATCTCTTCGCTGCCCAGGTTGCCGGTGGAACTATCCCTGGCGGGTGCTTTGTGAAACTGCCGGGCTATGGAGAATCGCGCACGGCCGCGCTGCTTGACCTTCAGATTGCGATCGGAGCCAAGCGTGTCCACTCGCAGACTTCGACGCGCGTTGACGACCAGCTCTCCAGCTTTACGCTTGATGATCTTGGAAGTTGCAAGCAGGCCATCATCTCTCCGACGCGAACCGTGCTGGTTGAGGGTGGTTTTGACGAAGAAAAGAAAACTGAGCGCATTCGCCAGTTGATTCAACAGTCGACGGACGCGACGAATCCCTACGAAAAGGAGCAGCTTGACCATCGCATTGCCCGGTTGACCGGCGGTGTGGCCGTGCTGCGCGTGGGGGCATACTCTGAGCCCGCCATGATCGAGAAGAAGGCCCGTGCCGAGGATGCGGTTCATGCTTGCCGTGGTGCGCTTGAGGCCGGTGTCGTGCCGGGCGGCGGCGTGGCGCTGTTACGCGCGTCAAAACACAACTCTCCATTATTTGAGAAATTCACTGAAAACGGCACTCGCCAGGGCGCGCAGATACTCCTGAACGCAATCCGCGAACCTGCAACTCAGATCGTCCGAAATGCTGGGCGAAAAGATGCAGCGGAGATCGTAAGTGCCATCTTGCGCCAACCTGATTCACACGGCTATGATGCAGCCCACGGAACTTTCGGAGATATGTACGAGGCGGGCGTCGTTGATCCTGCCAAGGTTGCTCTTATTGCGCTGGAAAAGTCCGCTTCCATCGGTGCGTTGCTACTCACCACGGAAGTGCTTGTCAGTGACATTCCCGAGCCAAAACAGGCGGCTCCATCCAACATCCCAGCTATCTACCGGGGGTAGTTCAGTGCGGTTCTTACGGCTCTTGGCGTCGTTTCTGCTTATGATCTGTGGCTTGTATGCGCTCGAACCAAGGGCGCAGGGTCCGCAGTTGTATTTCGGAACGGCGCTTATGGGGGCCGCGTATCTTCTCGTTTGTCAACCAAAGAAATGAGGCGTCACAATGTCTGATTTTCCACGAGCTGATCTTGTCACAATTTGCCGAGGAGCTGCAATGGAACTTTTTCAGTCCGCTCTCGCGCAGGTCAACAATAACATCAAAGACCCAAATACCAGTGCGGGCAAAAAGCGAAAGATTATCCTGTCGTTTGAGTTTGCTCCGTCCCTTGACCGTTCCGGTGGAACCGCGACGGTGAAGGTCGATACCAAGCTCTCCAGCCACCAGGGAGTCGATGGGTCGTTCTATCTTCTGAAGAATGGACCGACCATTGAAGCCTTCACTCAAGATCACCGCCAGATGGGGATGTTTGACGGCAACGGTGAAGCTGAGTCCGTCGAAGATGCTTCCAAAGTCAATTAACTCGTTTGACATCGCACCAACAACCGTCTGTATCTACAGACAGAATGAGAGTTTGTAATGGATGCACAGACAATTCAAAAGATTGTAGACTTGGGAGCAGCCACAGAGCACCCAATTGATGGGCGTACTTACACAGACAAGCATCTTTCGCTTGTTAAACCTCCAGTTGCCGAGGCCTTTAGTGTCGGCACGCTGGATGGATTTGTAAACATGCTCGAAGCAGGGATCGATAGCTTTGACGCAAAAGATTTTGTGGTCCATATTGTGGACCATGAAGAAGTTAGGCTTGCCAAGCGCGAGGCAGATACATACGGAGATCGAATTGCAGCGCTTGTCGCCAAGCCCACGGAAGGCATTACGGTCTTTCGTTATTTCAATGCCTGGGGAGCGCAGGAAGACTTTATCATTGGCCTTCAGTCGCACTTCCAGGACTCCGAAGACCTCAAGAAGCTTCTTGATCTTGCCAGTCATATCGATCTAAAGGAGTCGGTAAAACTTGCAGACACTGGAGTGAGTCAGGAAGTAACAGCGCAGAAGGGCGTTGCGTTCAGGGAGCAAGTTGAAGTCAAGGCGCGCCTCAGTCTGAAGCCGTTCCGCACCTTCCGTGAACTTGACCAGCCGGCAAGTGACTTTATCTTCCGAGTCAAGAACGGCGGAGGTTTTGCCCTTTTCGAAGCTGATGGTGGTGCGTGGAAGATTGCGGCCATCAATGCCATTGCAGCCTGGCTGAAGAACAGATTACACACCTCTGAGGTCGAGCAGTTGGACACCCTACCTATCATCAGCTAACCACCGGGAGAAACAAATTGAGACCGAAAAAGGTTCTGCTGTGCGTCTCTTCAGACGCACAGCAGCTTTCCATTTTATCTTTTATGCTCTCCACCAACGGCTACAAGGTAGAAGCGTGTGACTCGTCAGCCAAGGCGCTTCTGTTTGCGCAAACACATGATTTTCGTGTGCTGATAGCCAGTCAAAAACTTGACGGATCAACAGGAGATGATCTGGTGCGACTCATTAACCCGTTGGCACCACGGTCACGTTCAATAATTATCTGCAAACCTGGAGAAATACCGGAAGATCATTTTGCTGACAGCTGCATGGTTGAGCCATACATAACAAGTGAACTTTTAGAGCATGTTCGTATTATGTGCAAACGAAAGCATAGGCCTCAAAGGAGAGTTGATCATGGAGATTCAAGGTCTAAATGAAGCCGTGAACGCGCAAATGAAAATCATCAAAAAAGAAGTTGATCGGCTTATCGATCAATGCAACTCAGGAAAAGTGTCGGAACAAAGTGTTGCGAAAATCGTTTCAGAGTCATTTGTAGCGGGTTATAATCGCTGTCTCTCTGATCGGGATAAGTTACCTCTTGCCGGGAGTGTTCAAGTCCCGACCTAACCTGATGCCCTTCCCTTTCTTCCGCTCATCCGCCAGGATGGCCTGTTCACGGTTCCAGGCTATTCTGGCCAAAGTTGTTTCGTCCACGCCCTCTTTGCGCTTTTCGTCTATTTCCTGCTGTAGCGCGGTCCGCGCCGGCATCTCGCTATTCAGCTTCCACGTGTTCCATCCTCCAGATGTTTCATCGTAGCTGTCGTCCTCCCATGCGCCGTGAATCTTCTTTACAGCCTTACGCTCGTCCACAATTCGGCTGCTGATTGCACGGTAGGTCAATGGTAAATCGGAAGAAGCTCTGGTCAACGTCAAAGCATTACTGGAAAGACCATTGTAGAGCACTTGGGCATTGCCGGCTGGATCATGTGCCCATTTCATTGTTGCTACGCCATGAGCATTCATTATTTCAGAGATCACAGCGTAAACGCTTTTACCCGCGCCGTGATGTTGATCCATTGCTTCGTCCATCACACAAAACGCTATGCGCGGTGGCTCGGGGTCACGAGCTTTTAGTTTCTTCAGCCAAGATTGCTGGGGGCCCTGAAAGGGAAAATCGGTTGAACCAAAGCCCTTTTCGCAAATTCCTAACGCGTAGTTTTTCGCTGACATCTTGCGCTCGATGCGCTCGCGCGTCTTGAACACCCGGCCATTCGGAGCCACGGCGTACAGGCCGGCGGCGGCCGCCGAGTTTCCGTAGCCATAGTCGATGGCCATGTAGTGCTGCCACCACCAGGAGTCGCCGATTGAGGCATAAGGGACAACGTCGTCCGGGCGCATAAAGTCGAAGTACAGGCCTGCGGCATTGCACCAGCACCCGTACAGGAGCTGCTGCTGCAGGGCTTTCGACTGGCTCATCAGGCCGGTCAGCTTCTCGCGGCCATAGAAGGGATTGTCGGCGAGGAAAAACGGAATGAAGGATGTGGTCTTGTAGACCGGAGAGTCGTCCGTCCAGCACGCTCCGCGGTAGATGCGTCCAGGGTAAACGCTAGTCTCGTAGGGGCGGTCGTCGGCGTAGGTTGCGGGGCTGTGAATTGGGCAGCGATTGCGCAGAAAGACTTTCATCTGCCAGCCATGGCCGATGCCGCCAGGGTTGCTCGTGAAGCGGCCGCGAACAAATAGTCCAGAGTCTATTGGGGCCGCCAGCCAGCCGATCATGAATTTGATTCGGTGTTCCGGGTGCTGGCCGGTCTCGTCAATTCCGAGCCAACTATATGGGTTTCCCTGGTAGCGATCCAGATCCTTGTCTTTGGCCAGATAGCCGGGTCGGATCGTGGCTCCGCTCGGAAATAGCCAGTGCCTGAACCGGCTGACCCATCGACCACAATAAGGCTTCGGCTCGTACATCTTCTGCTGAACGTCTTCTAGTTGCTGCATCTCCTGAAAGGAACGGCGAATCAGCAGAGCACGCAGACGAGGGTTTTTGTACTCCTGAACGGCATCAGCAGCAAGAACGATGGTTTTTCCGCCACCTGAAGCACCTCCGCCCATCAGCAATTCAGCGCGTGAATTAAGAAATGCCTGCTGCCCAGCATTGGCGGGCCACCAGGCTGGCTCTACGCCCTCTGGAGGAAATTCAAAAGGCGGAAACCACTTGCCCATGGACGGAATTGAAATAGGGTTAGCGCTCATCCCAGGTCCACCGTGATGACTTTGCTTTGAGGCGTTCTCTTAACAAGCGATGCGGAGATCGGCGTATCAATTGACTCGCCAATTGCTGACAGGACTACTGACTTTGAAGCGTCAGGGTTCTTCTCTGGGACCAAGTCAAAAACTTGGTTGTTATCGGCTGGCCTTTCAATGGGTTCATCGGCGGGCTTCTCGGCGCGTAGCCGGGCAAAGACGGCTGTATATATTCCTGCTCCCTTGCTGGCTGTGCTGTCGTTGTCTCCGGGGGCGACGCGGCGGGTGTTGCCCTGCTCGAGAATACCCTTGATGACAAATGCGGCTTGGATGGCGGCCAGCTTTTGTTGTGGATGTATATTTTGATCGAGTCCGACTGCCATGCGCATCAACTGATCTTCGAGAACCGTCTCGTCAATCCGTTGCAGCGGAGCGCTGACCACGGCGGCCAGCTCATTCTGCGCGGCCTTCTTTTCTTCTTCGGCCTTGCGGGCGTCCTGCTCGATCTTCGCCGTGACCTGAAGAACCGCATCACCCACCAGCTCCTGGCGGCGCTGCTCATCCCAGACTGGCTGCATCTGGCGCTTGATCTCGCTCTGCACCCGCTTCTTAGCCAGAAATCTTTTTGCTGTTCCCACCTTCAGCTTTGCCCGGCGCTCAGCATATGCAATCTTTTCCTCGACCGCGCCCTCTTTCACGTAGAAGCGAATGAATCGCTTCTCGTCGGTGGTCGGGCTACTGATCCCCCTTTTCTGAGTGGTCTTACTGGGCATTGCGGGCACTCCGGGCGGTGCAACTACTGTCCATCCTATCAAAGCTATTGTGGGCCAACCGTGATTCCCTTGTCTTTAAGCCGCGCTTCCAGTTCGTTCGTGGCGTCGATTCCCTTGTCCTTGGCAGTGGCTTCGAGTGAGCGTGAGGCTTTCTCTGTGATTACGTCCTTCAGTTCCGCCCGCTCTCCCGCGCCAGCCTTGTTCCAGATCGACATCGCGTCATCCATGCTGAGGTGTAAAACGTCGTACTGAAACTCGGTCATTCCGGCCCGGAGAATGATTGTTGAGGCAGCACGCGAACTCATCTTTCCATTGGCGACCTTGTCGCGGATGTCGTCCACCATCTTCTGCGCTGGCTCTGGCCATGCGCTCGGGTTGTCTCCAATCGCACCAGCGTCCCGCAGTTTCTTGACCTCCTGGACATTGGCGCGGGCTTCGTCCATCTTCTCTTCGGTTCCGGGACGATCAGGAATATCGCTCAGCCGCAGCTCGTGCGCTTCCTGCTCGAGTGGCGAACGATAATTTCCAAGCTGAAGACCGGCGCTCGTAAAGAGGGAATCGACCCAGCCCTCGTCAGAAGTGGTGAAGAGCTTTTGCACTTGGATGGGAGCCATCTGTTTCAGGTAATTTTTGGCGAAGTTCATCTTGCTTTCCTGACGGCCAAAGTTGTCGCGGCCGGTCAAGAACTCAATCGCCGGGCGCAGCGTTGCGGGGTTCAGGCGGTTGTATGCCCAGGTTACAGGGTTCTTGATAAGCTCCATCATGTCTCCCTGAACCATCCGGAGGCCGATATGCTTGTCACCCAAGACGCCCCAGCTCTTGGGAGTCACCACAACCAGTGCGTCTTGCCAATCCCAGTGGGCGCCCTTCGCTCCCTGATCGCGGTTGATGACGGCGTTCGTGATCCGGCAGATGCCGTACATCACCAGCGCTCCGCGCAGAAGCGCCGCAAGCTGTTCGGTGTGGAGTGGTGGGGGTGTCTGTGTGCTCTTGAATGGCTTGGCCGCGACACGGGCCGCCAGACGTGGAATCTCTCCAATACCCTGAGCCGCAAACTGAATGCGAGCCTTTGTAAAGTCTGGGCTGAAAAGCAGTAGATGCTCGATCGCCTGATAGGTCTTATTGTTCATCCGGTTCAACTGCTCAAAGAACGCGGGGTCGAGTCCGCCAAACGCGGCGTTTGCCTGTTGCGCGGTCAGCAAGTGAATCTCGTCACGGGTCATGGTTGCAGCCTTGCCGTCCTTGGCCCCTCCGAAACGCTCCATGTTCCTTGCGAAGGCCTGCTTGTACATCTCCGCTTTCAGCCGCGGGATATAGTCACGGAAAAGGTAGCGGTGATACGTTCCCATGCCGGGCAGAGTACTCAGAACGCCTGTCGTGTCGATGTTCAGAAGATTCAGGCCGTGGGCCACACCCTCCAGCACGATTGGGTTGTTCGCTTGCTCGTCCATGCTGGGTAGCCTGAACGGGTTCACTAGGTGTTCCATCGAGTGAACACTCAACTGGACCTGATGGAATCCGCTGCCGTAGAGAATCACGCCCTTTGCTGTGGCTCCTGCTGTGCCGATGGCGTTGAGCCCGAGGCGTGCTCCCTCCTCAACCCGCTCCGGGCCGGTCATCGCGCCCCAGGTCTTTCCGGGTTTCGTCTTAAACCAACTCTTCGTCACCAGATCGTGAACCTGCTTTGCCACTTCCGGATGAAGGAGGATGTCACCGCGCAGCGCCAGCACCTTACCGGCTGGAACTGGGAAGCGCGGATCGTCTGGTCCGAAGAGCTTGGACTGTTCATCCTTCGGCATCTGGCTGTAGCCGGGGGCCAGCATCTCGCGGTCTTCGTCGGTCAACTCCCAGGTGAAGTTCTTCATCTGGCCGGCGGGGTCGCGAACATAGTCACTCATGTCCTCCGGACGCTTGGGTTGCTTGAGGATGCGCGCGCCGCTGGTTCCTTTCTTGTCGAGCACTGTCGTACCGGCCCGGCTCTCCAGAATGGCCAGTGGCCGCCCGTCCTTGGCGTTGCCATAAATCAGGCTGCGGATAAAGCTGCGCGTCATGAAGGTCTTAGTGAACGCATCATGGTAAGCGCTGAGGATCTTTCCGGCGTCGAGCGTCGTCGGCTTCTCGCCATTCTTGATGGCCTCGAAAAAGCTCGGATAGACGCGCTTATTCAGAAAGCTGGGATTTGGCGACAACTCGTTCAAGTTGGTGACCGAGTTCAGCCTCGATAGAGTTTCGGGGTCACTGGCAAACATGTGCATCGTGTAGTTGCTTGCGCCCGTCGGCAGAAGACCTGCGTCCGTCAGAATCTTCAACTGCTGGCTGTAGTAATCCCGGTGAGCCTCGGCCACGGATTTTTGCTCTGGCGTCAGCTTCAAGGCATCGTCAAAGGCGCGCACGGCTTCTTTGGGAATGTTCGGGATGGCGCGGGCCGCCATCTGCCAGTGTTTCAGTTGAGCGGCGCTTTCGGCCTCGCCATAGATCGTGATTGCATTCCGTTCGCGCTCGCTGGGAGCCACCTTCACAAGCGTCTTCTGGTAGACGTCGACCTGGCGCGCGGCCTTAAATTCGGCTGAACGCAGATCGCTGAGAGATTGCCGATAGTCTGACCATGCCGGAGGGGTACACCAGGTTGACCACGCGCCAGCCGCCGCGCCCTTCACGCCAGCAAATGCGCCCTTGACGGCCTCTGTCTTTTCTGTGACTCCCTTTGTGGCTGCATCGACGGCCTGATCCATGTGTTCGCTGGCGCTCATCTTGCGCTTCGGCAGCTTGCCCAGCTCGTCAATCGTTTCGTCGATGCCTTTGTCGATGTCGTGGTTGCCGGTGGTCGCGGTTGTCTCGCGGGGCTTGGGGCGCTCTTCCTTGAGCGGCAGGCCCTCGCGCGCCATTCTGGCCGCATCATCCTCGTCAGCGCGTCCGGGGCCTTTCGCTGACTTGGTAAACAGCGGCTGGCCTTCGCTCATCACGCGGCCGCGCATCTCGTCGGTCACGGGCAGGTATTGGACGGCTAACGGGCCACTCTTCTTCATCCGGTCAACTTCATCCTCGGCCTCGGCGCGCGTGTCAAAGGGGCCGGCCAGGGTATGGTCGGCAGCATCGGCAACCTTGAACCCACCGAGAGTGGCCGGAACGATGTGAGCGGCCTCCGCCCCCTTCTCTGCTGCTACTTGAATCTCTGTGGTGCCGACCTTCGCGCCGAACTGTTTGCCGATCTTGTTGGCCATGTCGGGAACAATCTTGTCGTAAAAGCCCGTCATTCCCTCGCCGCCAACCTTCAAGTCTTCTGGATAGAGTCGACGCGACTTGGCACCAATCGAAACATCGTCGGAGCCGTGCGTCGGCTCCATGGCCAGCAGCTTTTGTGCCGCCTCTTTGCCAATCACGTCGGGAAGTTTTTCAGGTGGCACGATGTCGTTGTGAATCACTGAGCCGTTGGTTCCACGGACGATAAGACGATCGTTGCCTCTATAGGTGATTTCAGAAACCTGCTTGCTGAGGTCATAGCGTTCCGCTTGCTTCTTGCCGGGAGTCCAAGAAATGCCGTCGTAGCCGTTCTCTGCCGCGTAGCGCACCATGCGCTTAAAAAGTAACTCTGGCCATGTCTTCTTGAAGGGGGCGTCGGGAATAGTCATCCCACGCGTTGATGATGTTGGGCGACCCTCCACCTCAGCCAGGAATCTACGCGCCGCAGCGCGAGCTTCCACTTCAGAGCTAAAAACCTCCGCCGATCCCTCTCCACCTGTAGAACGTAAAACTGAATCTGAAGGCTTCGCCCACCCTGTATCTATTTCATTTTTGAAGGGTTTTGTTAAGAGCACTGAACCATTTTCAATGGGATCTATATCGTAACCCTTCTCGCGGCCCTTTTGATGCCAGTCGCTCTGTAGTTCCTCGATATGCAGAAGCTTCTCACCGTTCGGGCCGGTGCGGTCATTAAAGCGGATGTGACCCAGCACGTTAGGCTCATCCCAATGGGGTCCGTGGAACGATGCCTGTCTAAACGAAGGATTGCCAAGTGGTATCCGTTCTACATCAGGTAATTTTAGAAGCAGCTCATGATAGTTCTCTCCACCAGGAAGAACATAGCTCGCATACCGGGTGTCTTGGCCTTTAGTCTTTGCTGACTTATCGACCTCGTTGATCTTGGTCGCATTGACGGCCAGGTACTCTTTCACCTCATCCGGCGTCACGCGCTTCTCGCCGCGCAGATCCTCCAGGCCACTCCACTTGATTTCGTCTGGCTTGACGCCGTTGTTCTCCAGCATATGCAGCAGCGCATCGCCCGGCATCGGGCCGCGCATCTTGGCATCGATGACCTTGGCCGATTTCAGAAACCACGGGTTCTGAGTTTTGGTCTCCTCGTCCTTGATGGCGCGCTGGAATAGGCTTCCTTGTCCACCAGCATCTGTGTCGCGGAAGAGGGGCGACTCGCGCTCCATAATGCCGGCGGCGCGGCTGATTGGCGGGCGTGGGGCGCGCAGGCGCTCTGTCAGTTGGCGGCCCTGCTCCTCGGCTGCCGCGTCACGCTGGGCCTCGATGTCGCGCTCCATGCCGGGTAGTGCGCGGCTGGCGGGCGGCTTGGGCGCGCGCTGAAAAGTGCCTAGTTCACCTTCCGCCGCGCGGCCTTCTGAAATACCTCGTTGGCCACCCGGACCAGCGGGTCTGTTTCTGGGTTCTTCAGAAAGATCGCTCCCTTGTTTCCGCCCGACTTGAGAAAGTCCTTCGTCCGGCGTTTCGACCACTCCGCGTACCGCTTCTCCGCCTGTTCGCGCATTGGATTCTTTGCCATATTGCTTTGCCTCTTCCACACTGGTTTTTACCGCAGGATCATACGGCGCCATGTCGTCCAGCACGCCGGAGCCCATCTCATCGATGGCGGCGTGCAGCGTAGCACTGACCACCGCATTCTGCTGCTCAGGCGTCCACTTCATGGCCGGGTCACCAGCCAGAGCCTTGGCGATCAGTTCTGTAGCCTGATCTTCAGGACTCAGATCATAGCCGATGTCGCGCAGGCGCTGGTTGACTTCCTCAAATTCCGGTCGTTGTGAAACTTCGGTTTGTGCGTATGAGCCGCGCAGATCGGTCTTTGTCTGCCAGCGGTGCGCCAGCTCCTCGCGGATTGTTGAGTCGTTGTAGTCTTCGCGCAGCAGAACGATACTGCCGTCTGGTTCACGGATACCATCCAGCGCCAGTTGGAGCTTCTTGGCCGCATCTGCCGCGGCGCCCATACCCTCCTGCCGCAGCTTAGATGCCCTGGCTCCGATTTCAGCGACCCACTTGGAAGCAGATCTACGATCGAGGAAAACTCCCGGCCAGTCAACGCCGGGGCTCAGTCGTTCTGATAGAAACTGGAAGGCGTCGGCGTTCAACTGCGCGACCTGAACGCCGTGAAGCTGAATCGGATTGGCCTGCGCCCGGACGATGTTCTCGGGCTCGGTGCTTGCCTTCGCCCGGCTCAGCTCGCGGTCAAACTTTCCCTTGGCAAGCAGACGCTCTTGCATGTGTGCGCCGCGGGTGCCGCTCCACTCAGGATCGGCAGCCGCCGGCTCCCGCCGTACAGCTTCAGCGTCGCGGGGCTCTTCAGCAGCTCGAGTTGGCGCGGGCTCGGCTTCTCTTGTAGCCACCGGCTCAACAGCTCCGCCTCTTTGTGGTTGCCTTCCGACTTCAGTAGGGACAGCGCCATTTGGTTGCCCCGCAGTACTCGTACCTTGCCCACCTTCGATGCCTCTTTCTGTGATAGCCTCGCCACCTGGCGGCACACCGGGCGAGGTCACTCCAGACGGAATTGATTTGCGTAAAGTGCCATCGAGGTCCACCAGAATAGGCTTACCCTCGTCGCCGGGGTTTGTCGTGTGGCTTAGAATGCGCCCGGTATTGTGCTCGACGTTTGAGCTGTCATCGTAAATGGCTCCATCGCCCGCCGTTTTCACGTCGGTGATCGGCAGCGATACACCAAACTGTTCGTGGATCGCCGCGTCGACCGCGCGCCGGTTTGCTTCACGCGGTTCTCTACTGATACGCCGGGTGAATATCTTTACAGGCAGACCCTTGCTGATTCGGTCACGAACGAGGTTTGCGATGTCGCCTTCGATCGGTGGGCCAATTGGGTGAACCGTCTCGTCGGAACTCCCCGGGGCATTGGCCGGTGCCGGGGCTTCCTTTGTGGCCAGACGCATTCCGCTCTCCGGAACGTCGTTCAGCTTGGAGCCGTTGGCAAGGGTGACCCGGCCGCGCCGTGGCTGGCCGTTCACTCCGCCGTTATAGTAATCAAGTGTCGCTGGCTGCCAATTGCCGTCGGCGGTGCGCAATTCAATCGCCGTCTTCTGGCGGCCTTCCATGAACGGCGACTTTGTAGCCGCAGGCGGCGCAGGCGCGCGCGGCGCTAGGTCAGTGGGCCTTGCGGCTCTGGGGCTTCCGCCGCCTGAGTTGGGTTCGGCTGCTGTTCGTCCTGTTGGGGGGGCTGGAGCGCGGAGGGTAGATTTTCCGGCGGCGCGCTGAGGTACGACTGCATTCGGTCGCGCAGTCGGCGTTTCTTGTCGTTTGGCGGCGGCTGTGGAGCCTTTGAGGTTGAGAAGTTCGTCGATACCATTCCGGAATTCCTCGTCACTAAGTTTACTCCCGAATGCGTTATTGAAAGCGTCGAACGCCTGCCCGCCGCCAAATATTCTGGCTTCGTCCGGCAGGTTTTGGTTGGCGTCTTTAGCGAAAGCCTCAAACTTGGCGCGCACAGCGTTTGGTTTTTCGTCCAGCACGCGCACCAGGGCATCCACCAGCGGGTTGCGGCCCGGTCCAAACATGTCGCGCTGGTTTACGGTCAGTTCGACCGTCGAGCCACGCTGAGCAATCGAAGC